TTTTTGAAGGTACTTGACAAGGAAAAGAAACTTGTACCTTTTCAATGGAATGACGCACAGGCGGATTTTTACTCAAAGAGGACGGGGCGTGATTTGATACTGAAAGCCCGCCAACTAGGAATGAGTACGCTAATTCAAGGGGAGATGTTTAGAAGGACTGTCACAAGCACACAGACAACAATAACACTTGCGCACGACGACCCCACTACCCAAAAACTCCGCAGAATGGCTAATAGATTTTACGAACACTGTAAATTTGGGAGTGTTCAACCATTGCGGAAATATTCAAACTCCACACTTGCAACTTATCCAGAGTTTGACAGTACCGCCACGATTGCAACAGCCGGAAATGTTGAGACAGGGCGCGGTGATACATATACCATGATGCACGGTTCAGAGGTGGCTTTCTGGAAAGATGCCGAGAGGATTGTCGCCGGAGCAATGCAGGGCGGTAATCCAGAGGTAATTTTGGAGAGTACCCCCAACGGGGCGCAAGGGTATTTCTATGAAATGTGCATTGAGGCTTTACGCGGTGATAGTGTCTGGACTTTGCACTTCTACCCGTGGTGGTGGGATAAACAATACAGGCTAGACGGCGAAGAGATAACCCCGACAGATGAAGAGGCGGAATTATCCAGAAAGCACAAATTAGACCATTCGCAAATTAGATGGCGCAGGTCAAAAATAAAGGAACTAAAAACGCTATTTCTACAGGAATACCCAGAGGATGTAATCACCTGTTTTCTAACATCCGGTAATAGCTACTTTGGCAATCTGTCTAATGTGTTTACCGCTCCGTCGAATCCCGTTTATAATCAGGCGCATGAGTATGTCGCTGGGTTGGACTTCGGACAGACCAACGACTTTACGGCGATGCCAGTTATAGACATCACCACGAAACAGCAAGTGGATTTATTGCACGTCCGTAAACTTGAATGGAGCGAGCAACGCCGTAGAATAAAAGAGATGTACCAGAAATGGAACTGCTCGCGCATGGGTGCGGAGTCTAATAGTATTGGCTCTGTGAACATCGAATTATTGAGACAAGACGGGATGAATGTAACCCCATTTCAGACAACCAATATAAGCAAGGCTGAAATTATGGCGGATTTATACGAGGGGATTCATACAGATGGATTGAAGTTATTAGACCACCCCGTGCAGAGACACGAATTCAACACATTTGTTTCGTCCCAAACAACCACAGGGATATGGCGATTAGCCGCAGAGGGGAATGGGCATGATGATACGGTAATAGGTACGGCGTTGGCGTGGTGGGTTGCTGAGATGCCGAAAGCGTCAGAGTTAATTAGTTTCGCATGAGGTGAACATGTTACAAAGATTTACAAATTCAATCACAGAACCAATCCGGCGGTTTTCTTCGTTTATAACAAATAACAGCGAAGGGAAAAGCAACCTGCCTGAAAGCGTCCGCCGCTGGTTATTGCCTGAGAGTGAGGCGGAATCTTGGAAGATGCCAGACCCGCAGGTATACGAGAATCAGGCAGATTTATACCGTAAGTTATCTTACATCGGCACAGCCGCAGACATGCGGGCAGAGGCTTGTATTGATAATGACTTTGATATTGAGGATGCAAACGGGGAGGAAATCGAGGGGCATCCACTAGAGCAGCTTTTATACCATCCCAACCCATTTGACTCGCGTACTGAATTTTTACGCGGTCATTTTATGTGGCGCATTGTTACGGGAAATAGTTATTGGTTTCTTAATAGAGCAAACGAAAACGCCGAGCCGGACGAGATATGGCTACTCCCACCGTCAAAGATAATCCCTGTCCCTGATGGGCGTATGGGGTTACGTGGTTATTTATACACCCCCGGCGATGGGTCGCAGATACCATTAGAGCCGTGGGAGGTGATACATTTCAAGTCCTACAATCCATTCTCGCGGTATCTTGGACTGTCTGTAATTGAATCATTAGCCATGACAGCTAACGGCGCAATTGCAGCGCAAGAATGGAATACAAGGCTATTTGCAGAGAATAACGCCCGCCTGCCGGGTATTTTAGCTTTTAGCGACATGATTAACGATACTGACTGGAAGAAGTTAAAACAAGAGGTATCGGACTCAGCATCAAAGCGTAATAATATGATGCTTCGAGGCGTAGGTAAAGGCGGCGTGGAATGGATGCAGGGCGCGGTATCTCAGCGTGAAATGGAATTTCTTGACGGGTTAGACCGCTCCATGCGCGAGATATACGACCGCGTAGCACCCGGCTTGTATAACATGCTTACATCGAACTCTAGCCTTGCCAATGGCGAGACGGGTATGTATACGTTTATAAAATGGTCGGTCGCCCCATTGCTCCGTGAGACAGCAGACAAGTTGACATCTGTTATCCTGCCGACTTATGGCGAAGGACAGAAAGCAATCTACGAAGATGTATTGCCAGAGGACAGGGAATTGAAATTGCGTGAGATTGAAACCTTTGCGAAATTCCATCCCATTGACGAGGTACGCTCAGAAATGTACGGAAACGACCCCGACCCAGACCCAGAGCGCGGCAAATTATTAGCCTCTCAGGTTGCATCTAAGAGCGCGCCGAAACCAGAACAGCCTAAACAGGAAACGCCTAAACAGGAAACGCCGGAAGAGTTGAAGCCGTTTACACCTGAACAGCCAGAGCCGGAAATTGAAGAGGACGAGGAAGTCAAAGCAGACCTCGCCCGCTGGAAACGTAAAGCGATTCGAGTCGCTGGTAACGTTGCAGAAATGCAAAACTTTACGAACTCCAAAATACCGCCAGAACTAAGCGCAAATATCCGCGCTCGTTTGGCTTCCTGTAAATCTGCCGCAGATGTTGCGATTGTTTTCGATGAAGTGAAACCAAAAGGAAACGAATCGGCTATAAAAGGATTGGCTTTGCAGTTAGAAAAAGCCATCGAGCTAAACACAAAGCCAAAGGAAAGAGATATGCCTAACACGATTATTATTGACACGCAAGGGAACGCAGTAAAGGCTAATACAAATAGCACAGAACAGATTCTAGGGGCTATCAAGATGCTTGTGGAATCTACCTCGGTCAAGCAGGATATTGTTATCCCCGCCCCCGTTGTGACCGTTAACGTGCCAGAACAGAAAGCCCCGGTGGTTACTGTCAACGTACCCACCCAGCCCGCCCCGGTGGTCAATGTGCCTGTTACTGTTCAGCCCGCAGATGTGAACTTCCCCAGCCCAGCGACAGAGGCGACTATTACCACAGACGCAAAGTTGTAATGAAATTTGTCGTTGGTACTGCGACCGCCTCACAGTCTATTTGGTACGATGTTGCGTTTAATTACGGCTGGGAATAAATGACAGGGTTCTTTAATTCATCTTTCTTTTCCTCTTCGTTTTTTGACACGGGCGAAGGGGAAACTGAATCCCCGCGTGAAGTTCATTATAGTATGTCATTGCCTGAGATAAAGCGAGAAGAAATTACAGACGATGACATACTGCTCGCGTGGTTTATGTTTATGAGGTCTTGAAATTGGACAAAATAATCAGGGACATTGTAAAGGCAGTGCCAGAGGTAAAGAAACATCTTTCCACAAAGGCAAGATATTATTTACACACCCCAGAGGCGTATAAATCTGAGGACTTCTTTCTCGCACAAGTGGAGGGGCTTGTCCGCTCGCTTTACGGAAACTTCATAGGTGGCGAGTTTATTGACACAATGGCAAACCTTATTAGTGGGCAGATACGCGATGCCTACGAAAAGGCTTATTTTGACGCGGGATACGAGGGTGAATTGCCCGGTTATCTTGAAACGTCATATCAAGATTTTGTATTAGAACAGTACAACTTTGTTGACCGCTTCTTTCGTGACATCATAGACGCAAGAATTGACGGAAAGCCAATAGACTCACTGATTAACCGCGCTAGGTTATGGGCGGGGCGATGGAAAGAAGCGTATCAAAAAGCCGTTGTACTTATTACCCAAAACGAGGGCGGTAATATGGAATGGGTGTATGGTGACGCGGAGCATTGTGATACCTGTCAAAAACTAAACGGAATTGTTGCAAGTGCCAGAGAGTGGGGCGCGTCAGGATTTCAGCCGCAGGGGAGGATGTTAGACTGTAAAGGATATAATTGTAAATGCGAGTTAAAGCCTACTAAAAAAAGGCGCAGTCCGAAAGCACTAGACAGGATTATTGCAATTTCTTTGGACAGGAAATGAACGTACAATTTAAGATTAGAGACAGCGAGAAAATACAAGCCTTTCTTAAGTCGCTCTCACGCGGAACGATGCGGACGGCTATAAAAGCCATTGCAGAATACTTACTAGGCAATGAGTCCAGAGGTCTTAGGCATTATGAGCCGTATAAATACGTCAAGCCGTTTCGCTCATACTCCGCCGACCCCGTAAAAGCCGCCCGTCAACGCCGCTGGATTTTTGCGCATCTGGACATTATCGGAAAGAATAACCGTACAGGTAACACTTCCGCAGCTTGGACAATGAAAGAACTAAACAACGGCTATAATATCAAGCTGGAAAACAAATCCAAAGGCGCACAGTATATCTGGGGCGACTCAACGCAGACCCGCCACCAGAAAGCCGCAGGGCATAGGACGATAAGCAGTAAGGTTGCGTCTAATCTTGCCGGGGCTATACGTCATGCAGGGACAGAGGTGCGGAAGTGGATAAAGGCAAATAAACCTAGCACAAGATAAAAAATGTGGTAATATATCGCTAACCAAATAGCGCGAGGCGGTGTATCCGATAAGCGCAAGCAAAGGCAGTAAGTCATAACTGCGATGCAATGACGGGAATCCCCGTTCTTTGTGTCGCAGTTTTTTTTATTGAGGAAATCATGCCAGATGTAAGCGAGTATCAAGACGAAGGCGAGTGGATGAAGGCATGTGTTCCCGCTCGAATAAATGAAGGCGAAGAACAAGACCAAGCCGTCGCGGTTTGTATGTCTATTTGGCGCAAAAAAGATAACGCCAAATCAGTCAAAGCTGTTGGGGATTGGGAACTCGAAGTATTGGGCGTCCCCTTTGGTAGCCCGCAGGACAGAGATAGCGATGGTGAATACTTCACGCCTGATACTGCTATTCACCAAGATAAATACCCGGCTATCCCTGCGGTTTACTATCACGGCAGAAACCCAGACGGGAAGCAATCTCCCACCCCTGAGTATATCGGCGTGGCTAAATATGACCGTGTAGATGATAAGGGGCACTGGTACAGGGTTGTACTAGATAAGACAAAGCAATTCGCCCAGCGTGTTTGGGATGCGGCAAAGGAAAGAAATGCACGCGCCTCGTCAGGTTCTGCCCCGCATCTTGTACGTTATGGCGACGGCGGAAAAATCAATGAATGGGCAGTAGTGGAATTATCTGTCTTTGATGTAGGTGGTCAAAGACAGCCCAGCAATAAACATGCAATTGCTCTCCCTGTAATGAAAGCGATTTACGAGGAAGCACAATTACCGTATGACATACAGCCAGAGGCGTCAGAAAGCGCGGCTGATAATAACCAAACTATCAAAAAAGAGGTAAATAAAATGGACGACAAAGAAGTAAAGGGAGTCACTCCCGAAGAAGTACAGGCTCAAATCTCCGCCGCGCTGAAAGCCCAACGCGAGCAGGACGAAGAAGCCAAGAAAGCTGCGGAAGCGCGTCAGGCTGAAATCGACGCGGAGGTCAAAAAGCAGGTTGAAGCCATTAAAGCCGAAGCCGCTAAAGGTCGCCGCTTGCCTGATTATGGTGGCGTTGCCCCGTATGCTACCAAGTTCAATGACACCAAGTATGACAATCTGTCTGCTGGTGATTTGTCGCTTGGTATTGAAATCATGCGGGCTAATGGTCGCCGCGTGAGTGATAACGCCGTCAAGTCTCTGGCGTACAAGCTCATTGACGAAACGAAAGACGAGCACGATAAGGACGCTTCTTATATCAAGTCTGCTATGAAGTCTGCTGGTTTGGGTGACGAGAATGCGGTCAAGGCTGCTGAGGTTATGGCAACTAGTGACAGCGGTAACGGTTCTGACTGGATTGGTACAGCTTACTCCACTGAGTTGTGGCGTTCAATTCGTCATGCAGGCGGAATTGTTGAGAAGGTCCCGTCTGTTGTAATCCCTGATGGCTTCTCTTCGCAGTATTTCCCCCTCGAAGATGTTGACCCCACTTGGTACAAGGTCGCTGAAACCACCGCCGAAGATAGCACCATGAAAGTCCCAGCGGCTTCTATTCCTTCCTCAAAGGCTGGAACTGGTACTCGCCAATTGACCGTTGCAAAAGGTGGGGCGCGTGTCATGTACTCCGGCGAATTGACCGAAGATTCCATTGTGGCGTTTGCCCCCCAGCTTCGTGAACAGTTGATGATTTCCGGTCGTGAAATGATGGAGAATGTCGTTATCAATGGCGACACCGAAACCGGCGCGACCACGAATATCAATGATATTGCTGGAACTCCTGCCGGTACTGAGTCCTTCATGCTCCTGAATGGTTTCCGTAAGTTGGCTCTTGTAACCAACACCGCTAACAGCCGCTCGGCTGGTGGTGCGTTGGCTCTCGAAGATTATCTTGAGACCCTTCGCTTGATGGGTACTGCTGGTATTGCCGCGTCTGACCTTTCCAAAGTGTTCTTCATCGTTGACCCGCATGTTCATTACGCCAACATGACCCTGCCGGAAGTCAAGACCCGTGACGTGTACTCTGCCGCGACTATTGAAAACGGTTTCTTGAAACGCGCTTACGGCGTGGAAATCATGCCCTCTTGGCAGTTTGCAAAGGGCGGAACTGGTGCGTATGCCTTGAAAGCTAATACTGCTGGTAAGGTTGACCTTGACACCAACACCAACAACACCACCGGCTCGATTTTGGCAGTTCGCCCCGATCAATGGAAACTCGGTTACAAACGCCGCATGACTATTGAATTGACCCGCTTTGCCAATAGCGACTCTTGGGAAATCGTGGCTCTTGCTCGCTTTGGTCTTGCTTACCGCGACACCGAAGCCGCCGCAATCTCCTATAACGTGGGCGTGTAATCCCACAAAACAATCACCCCGTCTGTGTAACGTAGTTCGCGCCAAACAGACGGGGTACGGAGATAAGCAATGAAAAGATTATTTAGACAACAAATTAACACCGTCCGCAGTCAAAACGTAAACATTGATAACGGCGCAGGTACTACGCTTGATGAAGCTCTGTTCAAGGTTGGTACTCGCGGCGGTTCTATTGTGCGTGTGTACGCTATTTATAACGAAGCCGCCGGAACGGTTGCGGGTGCTAACTTCAAACTCGGTTCTGCCGTAGGCGGGGCGCAGTATGTAGCAGCTACCGCATATACCAATAATGCCGCGATTGGCGATCAAACTAGCGCATCTTTGGTTACTGATGAAATTCCAGCAAACGGTACTGTTTTCCTTCGCCATACTGGTATTGCTACAACTGCGACCGGAACGGTTTTTATCTGTGTTGAATACGTTGATAACAAGTAGGTGACAAGATGAATAAGCAGACCGTCAGCTTTACAACTAGCGCAGGTGGTGCAGCTACCGAAATAGGCAAAGTCATTAGCGGAAAACTGTACGCGATTGAATACCAACCCGGCACAACTGACACCGGCGCGACTATTGTTGTGACGTGTGAGGGTATTGGCTCCAAGCCTCTTTTAACTAAGGCATCTGCTGGGACTGCGGTTGCGTGGTTTTATCCCCGTGATTTAGTTCACGCCGTTGCTGATGGCGCAGCCCTTACTGGTACAGCGGGTGGAGATAGAACTTTACCTATTCTTGCTGGAGTCTTGAAAGTTGCTGTCACTTCCGGCGGTAATGCGAAATCAGGCAAGGTTATTGTTTACTTTGAGGAATAATGCCACACGTAGGAACTAGCGAGAACGCATACGCCACGTTAACGGACTATAAAAACTATGTAACGGCTCGCAACCAAACACCAAACACAGGTGACACGGACGACGATGTTATCGAAATGCTGCTTGATGCCGCGAGCCGTCACATAGACTATGAAACTCAACGTATTTTTTACCCAATGGTGCAAACACGTTATTTTGACGTACCAGATGGGCGAGAATTAGATGTAGATGAAGATTTACTGGAAGTTTTATCTATTACCAATGGCGGCGCGTCTCTCGCTAGTTCTGAATATAACCTAGTGCCTAAAAACTACTTTCCCGCATACGGGATAAAAATCACTGACATTTCTTCTTATGCGTGGATGGCTAACGCGGCTGGAAGTATGGAAAACGCAATTGCCATTAATGCTATTTGGGGATTCCACGACAAATATTCTCAGGCATGGGGCGACCATGTGACGATTATAGAGGATTTAGATACTTCCGAAACTGCGGTGGATGTTTCAAGTCACACCATTTTTAGTGCAGGGCACATTATCCGAATTGGTGATGAATTAATGCTAATTACTGGCGTGACAAGTAATCTTGCCGTAGTTCGTGGGTGGAATGGTAGTACAGCATCCACACATTCAAACGGCGTAAGCGTTGAGATATGGCATCCCATGAACGGCGCAAAGTTAGCATGTCTTGAAATTGCGCAAGCTGCATACCATCGGCGTTTTGGGAAGTCTCTTAGCAACACTGAGACAGTTACAGCGGCAGGCGTGGTATTGACCCCGCGAGATATTCCAAGAGGTGCGGCGGCTTTTATATCCACGTTTAGGGATAGATTATGACAATTACAGTTAGTTTTTCTACTGTCGCGGACAGTATCTCTAATCTTTCTATCTCAGGCGTAACAATAAAGGACATTAATCAAATCCCAGATTCAGCCTCCATGCTTTGCCCTTTATTAATTCCACAACCTAATGGTTTTGTTTCAGAAATAACCCCAACTTTTGAAACATTTGGAAGCAACGGAACGCCAAAAATAAACATGATGTATACGCTAAATTATGTTTTTCTGCATTCGGAAGTTGGGAGTGGGATTAGCGCATTTGATGGGTACTATGATTTAATGGCAAAGCTGGAACTAATCTTTGAGGCTATCTTATCAAATGATGTCGTAACCGGGGCAGTAGACTTCAAGCTGCAAAGCGTATCTAATGTAGGAGTGATTACAGACCCCGCTGGATTGGACTACTGGGGAGTTCTGTTATCTTTTCGGGTATTGGAGTATTCACAATGAGAACACATCTAAAACACGTCCGCGCCTATATGGACGGGTATGATTTATCAGGCTATGAGCGCGTGGTATCTCCAATGTCGCTAACGTTTGATGTCGCTCCCGAATCTGCTTTATCTGATGGCGTTCAAAATATCATCATTGGGCGCGGCATGGTACAGATGCAAAACTATAATGGCTTTCTCGATAACGATACGGCGGGCGCGTTTGCTTTATCCAATGCTGGAAACGGTATTCGAAACGTCCTTATTGCAATCGGCGTAAACGCCGCCCCTGCTGCTGGTAATCCCATCTTTGCGTGGAAGTTTGAACAGGTCGGCTATTCAGTTGAACAGGGGAACGGGTTTGTTGCCGCAAATATCAACTTCGGGGATTCATCCTATGCCGCGCCACTAACATACTCGACTCCGTGGGGCGTTTTGCTCCATGCAAGCGGGGCGGAAACAGCCGCGAACACTGGTACGGGCGTGGACGACTTTGGCGCACAAACCACAAAAGGTGGTATTTTCGTTTATCAATTACTTTCCAGTGACGGGACAGTGACACTTAAAGCGCAAGACGCGTCAAGTAATCTCGACGGCTCATTCGCTGACTTATCCGGCGCGACTTCTGGAAGTGTTGACGCTTCCGTATCTCCCAAGTTTGGGATGATTTCGTTATCTGCAACCGCGACGGTAAAAAGATACCTACGCTGGCAGCTTTCACTAGGCACAGCCACAACCGCAACATTTGTTTGCGGGTTCATTCGTAATAATATTTAGGAGATAATATGACCGCTAATACTGGCAGAACTCACGCAAAGCATATAACTGTCAAGCTGGATAATTCCGGCGGAACACTGACAGACATCACCGCCTATACCAACAACATTGGTACGATAGGCTTGAACTACGAAACGCAGGACGTGACCGCGTTCTCTGATGGTGTTCGTAATATTGTTATTGGACAACCCACAGCCCCGCTGACTATTGGCGGACCATTCGATACCGTAATTCATTCCCACATGACGGGCATTAATGGAGCAGTAACACCGCTGTCTCTGGATATTCAAATCGGTATCCGCCATGCGTGGGAATCAGGCGAACCGCAATTCGGTATTACTTCATCCTCAACCAGTGGCTATCTCGTACACGGTTATACCGTTGACATGCAAAATAACACTTGGTCGGCGCAGCTCAATGTTTTTGGCGCAACCGCCCCCGCTTGGGGAACGAGCGCAGAGAGTTAAGGATTGATTGAAAACTATCACATCACCGTCTAAAAAATGGTCGGGGTCGGTTACGTTACACGACCCCTTGACCATGCCGCAAGTCATGGCAATCGAAAATGTAATAGGGTTGTCATTCGAGGATAAAGTCAGCGGTGGCAGAATTTGGATGTCCATTGTTGACGAGAAGATGCTTCCGGCAATCTGTTTATGTGTTTCAAAATGGGAGTTGTCTGGCTTCCCCGAAACGGTAACGCCTGATAATTTCCCAGCTACTCCAAGACCGGAAAGCCATAAGTTAATCAAGTGGCTTTTTGATGAGATTTACAAAGTTTATCTTGGAGAACTAGAAATCCCAAACGAGTAATCGCCGACGCTTACGGGTACGCAAGTGACGGCGATTACTCGCAGGAAATGGAAATGCTAAACAGGATTGAACGGTTTGGTGTTTATGCCATTATGGGACGCCCTGTTTTATACGAGCGCGAAACTAGAGCCATGATAGCCGCTCAAAATGTGGTCAGTGCGTACCGCGACCGTGCAAAATCCCCATCGTGGGACGCATGGCTGAAGCAAAATCCAGATTTAGGCGACCTGTTATTTAGAGCGCAGAGATTACACGATGCTACCTGAGAATATCCAATTAGCACTAGAACTTATAGGAGTTGACCACGCCTCGATGACGATTGACGAGGCGGGGGATGCTCTGCGTAAATACACCCAGCAAGCAGAGCAGGCTGGGAACTCTTCCAGTGATGCTGCGAAAAAGTCCACGACTTCTTGGACAGAATTTCGCTCGATGTATTCAACGGTTTTAGACGTTGCCCGTGTTGGTGTACAAGTATGGGAAGAAACGGTAGGCGTCACCGTTGAACTTGCTAACAACGTCCGTCAATTCCGCGACGTAACCGGACAGAGCGCGGAAGAATCCTCGCGCCTTTTGCAAGTGCTTGACGATTATAAAATCACAGTCGGACAGGCGGAGCAAGCCACAAAGAAATTCGCTAAAGATGGTATGGAGTTCAATATCTCCACTTTGGCGAAGCTGTCAGACGAATATCTAAAACTGAACAGCAATGCAGAGCGCACACAATTCCTGTATGACAAATTCGGGAAATCCGGTACAGACTTTGCCGAAATTATGTTGCAGGGTAGTGATGCGATTATGGAAGCGAACGCCTCCATATCTGAAAACCTTATACTTACAGACAAAGCCTTACAACAGACGCGTGAGTATGAAAAGAACGTTGACAATCTAACAGATGCAATATTAGAGCAAAAAGTAGCTATTGGCAATCAGTTAATACCAGTGGCTAATACATTGCTTGAGCTATACCAAAGAACAAACGATACTATTGACAGTGGAGAGCAGACTTATTCTCGCGCCGCTTTATATGTTTCGGCTTTAGCAATTCAAAAAGAAAATTTAGCAAAATCAACAATTGAATTAGACAAAGGCGAACGCGACAATATTTTAACTACCCAAGAGTTAACCATGTCTGTGGAAGAACAACAGCAGGCAATGGAAGAATTATCATCCCGCAACAAGGAATTTTTATCGGTTCTCGGAAGTATTCAAAATGAGACGGATTCTTATAAGAAAAAGTACGAAGCGATAAACAATGACCTGAAATTATCAGACGATGAGCGTATCGCTAAACTGCAAGAACTAGCAGATGAACACGAACTAGCTAACCGAAAAATTATCCTCGGCTTGTTAGAGCGCAAGTTAACCCAAGATGGAATACTTGACGATAACGAATTAAACTGGCTGCTTGAAAAGGGGCAGGCTTGGGGTATCTATTCAGAAGAAGTTGTATCTGCTACACAGGCGGCAATTGATGAAGTTAACAGGTTGTCTGGTGCGGTAAATGGATTACCGACAAGTAAGGATATATTTATCAACGTTACGACTAATTACAGCGCAGAAGCACAAGCGGCATTATCTCAGCAGCTTGCAGGCGAAAAAGCATACACACCCACAAGACGCAAGAACGCAGACGGCGGTAACTATATGATTCCAATGTCATGGGGTAACGAACGCTTCCCCATTGGGTCAAGTGACACCGCTTCCGGCGGGGAGTTGATTAGTATTACCCCTGCTGGAAAAAGTCCGAATGATGAGATTCTCACAGCAATTCAGGCAAACCGAATTGACGAAAGAAAACTAGCAAGATATATTGTCAGCGCAATGGCGAGAGAAGGATAATGACACCCATCCCGACAATAAGAATGTACGCTTATATTTCCGCTGCTTGGGTAGAACTTAGGGCAGGCGATACCAGTCATCTAACTTGGGGGATAGGTGACGGAAATCCTAATTCGCGCGTCGCGGATATAGGAGAATTAACCGTATCTCTAAACAACTATGACGGGATTTATTCGCCTGACAGCCCGACCGCTTTAGCGGGTTGGAAGCGCGGTATTCCGTTTAAGATGGTGGTGACTTTCGAGGGCGAGGACTTTGTAAGGTTTCGCGGCAATATTTCGGAAATAAGTATCAAGCCCAACAACAAGGATAAAAAGGCATATATCACCGTCCTAGATTGGCTGGATTATTCATCGCGCCACCCCATCGTTAACCCCGGCATCCAATCGAATAAACGCGGCGACGAAGTAATTACAACTGTATTGGGTGAGATGGCGATTACGCCAGTTGCCGAGAGTTTGTCCACTGGATACGAAGTATTCCCAAACGTACTTGATACGGTGACAAGTCACACAAAGGCGTATAACGAATTTGCAAAAGTCGCCATGTCTGAATTAGGTATGGTGTATGTCACCAAAGACAGAACCAACGGAGAGACGCTTGTATTTCGTTCATCTGATGAAATAAACGGATGGCTACCAATTGATACGCAGTCTTTGACAGTAGCTTCTTCAGGAACAACAGGATTCCTGAAAAAGTCAGACGGCGGATTCTTATTGAAGTCGGACGGCGGAAGAATTATCATTGACCTAGCATCAACGACTACATATACTTTTAATGGGACGTTGGACGGTAGCTCCATAACGGATTTTTCTGTTAATTACGGTAACAACATCCTAAACAAGATGACCGTAACAGCACATCCCCGCAGATTACTAACCGAATCAGTGCCAAAGACAATTGAATTAGACATTGATTCAACCGCCCAGCTTGCAGACAGCACGCCCGAAACAAACTTTGCAGACGGGACAACCTTCGGCGTGGGTGAATATAACGCGGGTACATCCATCGTTAGAACGTGGATTAAGCCGACATTCAAAAGATTACCGTCAAGCGGCATTAAATTTCTTACGGCTAAATTGCGCCTTGTGCCTGTCATAGACCAGTCTAGCAATTCAAGGAATTTGGTCGCCTATCGTTGTCTCAGAACCGTTGTGCATAATGAAGCGACTTGGAATACATACGATAGCGATATTTTCCATACTTGGGGTTCTGGCGGGGCTTCCAATTCTTCGACAGACTATGACGGTGCGAATCAATTAGGCTCTCTGTCAATTGATGCCAACCCCGTTATAGGCGCGCCGCTAGAATTGGAGTTCACCACGGCTGGCGTTGCAGAATTGCAAAAATTGTACGACGGCACATATACCAATAACGGCATTTTGATATTCATGGAAACGCAGGTAAACGACCAAGTTTATTTTGCTGGCGTGAATAACATAACCCCCGGCTATAAGCCCGTTATTATCATTACCTATTACCGTGATGTGCTTTTCTCGCTTGATAAAGAAATAATTATTGGTGCTGGTGAAACGGTAACAATCAAGGGGAATTACTCTGACCCTGACAGCGGCTTGCAGATTAGTGCGCAGGACATGGTAACGCCAGTTGCAAACATTGATTACAGCATGTTTACCGGAACTGGAAGCACAGGGACGAATATCACAACCGACCTCGAATTAGTAGACATTACCTACGGGACGGAAGGATTCACGCACCAAGTCAAAAATAATAACGAACGCGTGGGGTATATCAGCCGGTATAGTTGTCGCGGCGTGGGTATTATCATCCCTAACCCTATCGAGTATTCGACTACAAATTACACATCCTCCGATGAATACGGGTTTGAAACTGACACGTTTAGCCAAAAGTATAAAAACAACTTATACAGCGGGCGTATCTTTGCCGATTCAGTCGTGGAGGAAAACAAGAAGCCTCGGACGGTGCTAGAGTCTATAACGTTCTTTGCAAACAAAAATGACGATTGTATGCTGGCGTTCTTATTTGGGGACGTTGGTCAACTTTACCATTTGGATATTCCAGAAGCGGGCGTGTCTGGAAACTATTACATCCACGGCATTGATATAACCATAAACGGGAAAATTGTTATGTGTAAGTGGATTGTGAGACAGTCGCTTTCTCTGATTTCGGGATTGGAAACTCTGGCGGTTGAATTTGACGGCGGAACGACTGACGGTATAAACTACGGGTACTTGCCAAAGACATCCAACCTAACCACCCGCTCATGGAGTGCGTGGATATACATGGACAATGACCCTGCCAGTAGAGAATATATATTCGGCGCGTTATCGGCAACCGCTGGCGACCTCGGAGCGAGTGAATACGGGTCGGGGTATCGTATCTCTGCGTACACAGGTCGAAAGTTGGAATTTTTTCAAGCGCATACCGGGGCTTCCTCGGCTGATGGCATTTGGCGCACCCCTGTAAACTCAATTCCGCTTACAACGTGGACACATATACTAATCACACATGACACCACAACCCCGACGACTGCCCCGATTATTTATATCAACGGGGTTGCTCAGACATTGACGACCGTACAAACTCCAGTGGGAAGCGTGTCAAACGAGGAAGGTAACTCATTAGTTATCGGGAATAATAAGTCTACCGTCTACAATTATGACAGTGCGTTTGATGGAAAGATTTACGACCCGCGTATACTTTAGCTAAATCGCATCCCTCAGATGTAGGGTTACGAAACGTCAAGCGGACATCTGTAATCGAATCACCCGGCAAAGTTAGCGCGGCAGTTTCAAAAACTACTACAAGGGTATA